ATGGAAGTGATTGGGTTATAGGAGAAGCTCAAGCTAATTACTCTAGTGCTTTAAGTACGAACATAGGTGCTACTACTCTGACAGACTATATAGATTTGACATCTGGTTTTACTACCGGAGGTGCTTCAGATAACTCAATTTCTTTTTGGTTTAAAACAACACAAGGAGGAGGTGACAATGCAATTTTAGGTGCTGCTAGTTCAAGGTATATAACAGTTCATTGGGGCTACTTATACTCTAATAGTAGTTCTAGTGATGGTTTTAGGATGTATTCTAGTAGTACTATAAACGACGGAGATTGGCATCATGCGGTATATACTTATAATCAAACATCTGGAGCTTGGAAACTTTACATAGATGGTGATCTTAGTAATTCAGTCACTGCAGCGACAGGACAACCTGTTTTTCCAATATCGAGATTTGGAGGTTATTATAATGCAAGTTACTACTACGATGGATCTATCTCAAATGTAGCTTATTATAATGTAGAACTTGAGTCTAGTCAAGTTAGTACTCTGTATAATAATGGAACACCTGAGCAATCTATATCATATTCACCTATTTCTTGGTGGAAACTAAATAATTTAACGACAGGCATACAAGATAGCGTTGGTAGCAATAATGGAACTAATACAGGTGTTACTGTTACAGATATTCAAGTTTCAACACTAAACGGTACTAGCTCAGGTATGACTACAGCAAATTTAGTAACATCTGATTTAACTCGTAGTATTCCGTATAGTAGTTATAGTATGGAGTTTGATGCTGCTAGCCAGAATTATATTACACTTCCTAGCCCTACTATATTTACAGATTTTTCTTTATCGTTCTGGTATAAACAAGATGGAGCAGCTGGAAGTTTTGAAACAGTTGTTGGTAGAGATACAATTGATGGAGGTATTTTAACTTCTATTGCTTTTACAAGTGGCGTGTTGTCATTTAAAAATAGACCAGGTTCTTGGACTGCGTTGACTACAACTTCTGCTTCTAACACTGAATTTAAATATTATTCGGTAACATATGATAGTACTGCAAACGAATTAAAAGGGTATTGCAATGGTATTTTAGAAGTGACTACAACGCCAGTATTTTCATCTGCTACTGGAAGTGAACAATCTTTTAATAGAATTGGAAGATATGGAAGTACATATTATTTAGATGGTCAATTATCTAACTTAGCTACATTTACTTCTATTCTTTCGGAAGATCAAGTATTAACAATTTATAACGGAGGTGTTCCAAATGATATTTCTAGTTTATCTCCAGTTAATTGGTGGAGCTTAGCAGGAGATAGTTATTATGATGGAACAAACTGGATATGTCCAGACCTAGGTAGTGCAAATAACAATGGAACTAGCGTTAATATGGCTGGAACTGAACTAGTAGGTAATGGTCCAGGTTCTACAGCGAATGGAATAGCAACAAGTATGGATATTCCTGCAAATCTAAAAGGAAATGCACCTAACTCATCTAAAAATGCTTTTTCAGTAAATATGAACTCAGCAGATAGAGTTGCAGACGTACCAGCGTAAAAAAGAAATTAAACAAGTAAATATATAAATAACAAATAATTAACAAATAACAATTAAACAATGGCAACAACTTATGCAGTAATAAATTTGTCTGATACAAACGCTGTTTTGTTCAGTCAAGTGAATCAGTCTTCAGCTCAGACAATGAGAAGAAACTTAGCTAATACTCAAGGTTTACTGTCTTACCAAGTTGAACCTAGTTTTATTACTAATGGTTCTTTAGTACCGGTAAGTACATTGAACCACGAAGAAGCGCTAGCACTGATGGCTACTCCAGAATGGTCGGATCCAAATCCACCAGTAGAGTAAATTAAAATTAAATTAAATTAAATTAAATGAAAATCAAAGAAGATCAATTAAAAAAAATACAAGAGCAGCAAGCTGCAGTTACTAAAATCTTAAATGAAGTAGGTTACTTAGAAGCTAATAAACATGGGTTACTTCATGAGTTAGCAGGGGTAAACCAAGAGATAGAAGATTTTAAAGGTGAGTTAGAAAAAGAATATGGTGCTGTAAATATCAACTTAGAAGATGGTACTTACACAGCTATAGAAAAAGAAGAAGAAGTAGCTGTTAGTCATGTCTAGTATTATACGTAAAATAAGTATTGGAGCAGATTATAAAAATGAAGCTATGCATTACTCCGTAGGCCAACAGGTTTACGGAGGCCATAGCATTTCAAATATACTGTTTGAAGAACAAGATAATTCTTACAATATATTTATAACTAAAGAAGACGAAGTATTGCCTTGGAAAAAGTTTAATTCTAATATGGCGATATCTGTCGAGTATGATTTACAATACTAATGGAAAGCTTATATCGATTTATCATAAAGCCTAAGGGCGAACGTTATGATAATGAAAAAAAAGTAGGTGACAAAAGCCTTATAACTAATACACGTATTGAGACATTTCAGTCAGTTAGTAAAAAAGCAGTTGTAGTAGCTTTACCAAAGGCTTACAAAACTGATATTAAAATTGGTGATGAAATAATAATTCACCATAATGTATTTCGTAGGTTCTACGACATGAAAGGCAAAGAGAAAAACTCTGCATCATTTTTTAAAGATGATTTATTCTTTTGTGATATAGAACAAATATACCTTTATAACCGTAACGACAAATGGATATGCAACTTAAACTATTGCTTTGTACATCCAGTTGCTTCTATAGATGAATTTAGTACACTAAAAGAAGTTCCACTTCTTGGTATAATAAAATATAGTAACAAGTCCTTAGAAGCGTTAGGAATCACTCCTGGAACCTTAGTAACGTTTACACCCAACTCTGAATTTGAGTTTATAGTCGGTGATGAACGTTTATATTGTATGAAATCAAATGATATAGCATTAATGCATGACTACCAAAAAGATAAAGTTAAATATAATCCAAGCTGGGCACAAAGCAGTTGAAGAGTTAATTAAGATAGCTAGAGAACCTATCGTAGATTCTGAAGATGATATATCAGCTGATAGATTAAAAAATGCAGCAGCAACAAAAAAGTTAGCTATTTTCGATGCGTTTGAGATATTAACTCGTATTGAAAATGAAAAAGAAATGCTAGAAGGTAAACCTAAAGAAGAAAAAAAAGAAGAAAAAGCTTTTAAAGGTTTTGCAGAAAGGAGAAGTAAATAATGTATCAGCAAACATTATATACGATACTAAAAGATTATGTCAATCCTAAAATACTTAAAAAAAATAATAGGTATAAGAAATGGAAGTATGGATATAATAAAGAATATGATTTTGTAGTTATAAGTAAAGACGGAACTATTGGACAGATATACGAGATTCAAGGTCTTAAAGTTGCAATACCAGAAGTCTCTGAATGTTTTAAACGAAGCAAAAATAAAGAGGAACAATACTGGGAAAGACAGGAATACCCAAAAGAATTAGCTAGAATTAAAAGTGTATTTGATTGGGATGAATATCCTACAGATTTTAAAGAAAAGTGGTTTGATTATATAGATGAAGAATTCAGAAAAAGAGATGAAGGTTACTGGTTTTATAACAATGGTATTCCTACTTATATTACAGGCTCTCATTATATGTACTTGCAGTGGTCAAAAATTGATGTTGGAGCCGCTGACTATAGAGAAGCAAACAGATTATTCTTCATGTTTTGGGAAGCTTGCAAAGCAGATAACAGATGCTACGGAATGTGCTACCTTAAAAACAGACGATCTGGTTTTTCGTTTATGTCTTCAGCCGAATTGGTTAACCAAGCAACAATATCTAGTGACGCTAGATTCGGTATCCTTTCAAAAACTGGAGCAGATGCTAAAAAAATGTTCACAGATAAAGTTGTCCCGATATCCGTTAACTATCCGTTTTTCTTCAAGCCGATCCAGGATGGTATGGATCGTCCTAAGACCGAACTGGCATATAGAGTCCCAGCTTCAAAACTTACTAGACGTAAATTAGAGTCAAAAGAAGAACTAAAAGAACTAGAAGGATTAGATACTACTATTGATTGGAAAAACACAGGTGATAACTCTTATGATGGTGAAAAGCTAAAAATACTAGCTCATGATGAAAGTGGTAAATGGGAACGTCCTGATAATATACTAAACAACTGGCGAGTTACAAAAACTACGTTAAGACTAGGTTCTAGAATAGTTGGCAAATGTATGATGGGAAGTACATCAAATGCTTTAGAAAAAGGAGGAAACAATTTTAAGAAATTATATTATGATTCAAGCGTTGAGAGAAGAAATAAGAATGGTCAAACAAGCTCGGGACTCTATAGTTTATTCATCCCTATGGAATGGTCCTACGAAGGATACATTGATACTTATGGACTACCTG